TTAAAGATCCTGTAGGAGGGGTGGCCGTTTCCACTTTTGAATTAAGTACAACTTTAGCCACAACTATTACTGCAACAGATACTTCTATTGTATTAACCGATGGTTCCGAATTTCCTACATCAGGATATATTGTCATTGAAGCCACAAATACAGACTCAGCTTCTTTACAATACGGAAAGATTACTAGTGAAACCATTCAATATACTGGCCGAAGCACGCATACTTTAACAGGCTGTACTCGAGGAACTGCGGCTCCTTCTTATGGAGAAACTCCGGTTTCAACAACAGCAGTAGCTCATACTTCAGGGGCAAAAATTTATGGATCCTATATTATTACAAAAATTGACAGTACTATTCCTTATGCAGGAGAACCTTCAACGTTACCCGTAAGTAACAGTTTTAGTTTTACTTTAGTAAACGCTGCAAGTAGTATAGCAACAGGAGGAGGCTTTTTCGTTTTCGGTGGACCCGTAAACGATAGATCATAATGTTTAAATTTATTAAAAAATTATTTGGTAAAAAAGAGGTTCCACTAGTGGTACCGCCTAAGCCAAAACCAACTCACTGCACTACTCATTCAAGATATATGAAGAGTTGCTCAAGCTGTAACACTATTGTACAAAGGGGGTATTAATTATGGCTACATATACACTCTCAGAATTAGAAGCTGACATTAGAAGTTATACCGAAGTAGACAGTACTGTTTTTAGTGGTGCTGTTCTAAGCAGATTTATAGGAAATGCAGAAAATAGAATTTTATATGATCTCCCTATGGATTCTGATAGAAAAATGGCAACTGGAAATTTTGCCGTAGATAATAATACTATTAATAATCCAGCAGGCGCTCTCTTTGTAAGAGCGGTTGAAGTATTTGATTCTACGTCCGCGACGACAGGTAACTCAGTTTTTTTACAGAAAAAAGATGTCTCTTATTTAAGGGAGTATGTAGCAAAATTAACAGGACCTTCAGGAGGTCTTACTGGACAAGACGTTACCGGCCAACCAAAATATTATGCAATGTTTGGAGGAGCCACAGGAGTAACTGATTCTACTTCAGGAGGGCTTCTTTTAGCTCCTACTCCTGATACGACTTATGCTTTTAGAATATATTATAATGCACAACCTACGAGTCTAGTGACTAGTACCTCTGGGACTTATCTGAGCAGATATTTTGCGAGTGGCCTTTTATATGGCTGCTTAACAGAGGCTTTTGGATATTTAAAGGGACCTATGGATATGTTGACACTTTACGACAACAAGTATAAACAAGAAGTACAGAAGTTTGCAGGAGTACAACTCGGAAGAAGAAGACGGGACGATTACACTGATGGTACAGTTCGTATCCCAGTTAAATCACCGTCACCATAATTTAGGGGATAAACATGGCAATAACATCAGCAATTTGTAACAGCTTCAAAGAAGAAATTTTACAGGGAGGACATTGTTTAAATGCCTCTGGAAGTACAGCTGCAGGCAATACTATTAAATGTGCTCTTTATTCGAGCAACTCAGCAACATTAAGCAAATCAACAACAGTTTATGCTGCACCTGCAGATGCAACTGCGGATCCGACTTCAACTTATGAAGTTACAACTACATCTTCAGGATATACAGGTGGAGGAAATACTTTAACAAATATTGATGTCACTCTAGATAGTGATACAGCAGTTTGTGATTTTGCGGATACCAGTTGGACATCGGCTAGCTTCACTGCACGAGGATTATTACTTTACAATACAACTGCCATTACAGGATTCACTACTAATCGATCAATTCTTGCTATCAATTTTGGTGGGGACAAAACAGTTACTAGTGGAACATTCACCATTGAATTTCCAGCAGCAGCCGCATCAACAGCGATCATACAACTAGCGTAAGGAGTCCTTCCTTATGGCTAATACTTGGAATCAAGCCGACACCACCTGGGGTCAGAATACCTGGGGTGAACAAGCTGATGTCACTCTTACTTTAACGGGTCTATCAACAACTTCATCACTTGGAAGTGTTACAGCTTTTAACGAAGTTGGATGGGGAAGGGATACCTGGGGATTTGAAAATTGGGGTGAGTCCGCAATAACGGTTCCTGTTACAGGTCTCTCATCAGCTTCAACTTTAGGAACACCTACTACTACTCAACTTACAGTTGCTAGTTTAACAGGTATTTCCTTAACCGCTTCTGATGGAGCGCCAACTATAGATTCAAGTAATACAACTGTTCTAACTGGAATTTCAGCTACTCTTTCTGATGGATCGGTGAATATAGAAATTGGTGTGCCTCTCACAGGACTTTCAATGACTTCTTCTGATGGAGCGCCAACTATAGATTCAAGTAATACAACTGTTCTAACTGGAATTTCAGCTACTCTTTCTGATGGATCGGTTACTATTTCATCAAATCCACTGGTTCAACCAACTGGACTTTCTGCTACAACATCAGTTGGAGCTATTACACCCGCAGATCAAGTAATGGGACTTACTGGAATTTCTGCTACAACATCAGTTGGAGCTATTACACCCACAGATCAAGTAATGGGGCTTACTGGACAGTCAGCAACAACTACTTTAGGAATAGTTTCTCCTTTACATTATGAAGATGACACGGTTACTGGGTCCACGTCCTATACAACTGGTGCTGTTGCCGGGTCCACGTCCTATACAACTGCTGCTGTTGCCGGGTCCACGTCCTATACAACTGGGGCTGTTACCGGGTCCACGTCTTATACAAGTGTTGACATAACTGGCTCTACATCATATACAAAAGATACACACGCGGCTTAATAGGGAAAAAATATGGCTTCAAATTATACGGCTTTAGGAGTTCAACTCATGACTACCGGCGAGAAGGCTGGTACGTGGGGGACTCTCACTAACACAAACTGGAATATTATGGAACAGATTTCCGGTGGCTACATTGTTCAGACACTTAACGCTGCTGGTGCAGGAGCCAATACAACTACATTATCTGTAAATGATGGAACAGCAGGAGCAACTCTTGCCCACAGAGTTATTATTTTAGGAGCAGTATCTGCTCAAGCAATTACAGGAAATAAAATTGTAACTATCCCTCTGGACGTTCAAACTTTTTATATAATTAAAAATAGCACATCAGGTGCTTACACTGTTCAATTTAAATATGTTACTGGATCAGGCAACAGTGTTACATGGTCAACTACTGAGAAAGGTTACAAAATTTTATATGCAGCAGCCGATGATGCTACCAATCCAAATATTATTGATGTTGGTGTTGGAACCATGACGAGTTTTACTTTAGCTGGAACGTCTGGATCTAGTCAAACCATTTCAGATGGAAATACTGCAACGATAGCGGCAGGCAATGGGATAACAACAACAGCCGCAGCTACCGATACAGTCACTATTGCTGCTAATCCAGCGATGACACCTTATATTTCAAGTACAGGTAAAGTATTAGTAATGGGATTTTAAATATGATATTTAATTTTAAATTAATAGGAGGAAAATATGGCAAGTGAAGTAATGAAAGTAGCTTTAGTAAAAGAGCTTTCAAATAGTGAAGTAGATTTACTTACAGCAGCATCAGGCAAAACTCTTACGGTACTTAATTTATCGATTTGCGAAACGGCCGGGGCTGCAGAAACTTTTGATCTATATATCAGAGACGATGCCGGTGCTAATGATTATGAAATCTATTCTGATCAAGCTCTAGCTGCCAACGCAACATTTGAACACACTACAAGAATTGTGCTTGAAGCAACTGATGTGCTTTCAGCTAAATTAGCTAGTGCAGGAGATGTTGATGTTGTGATTAGTTATTTAGAACAAACACTATAATAAAAGGAGATAAAAATTTATGAGCGGTCCTACTGGAAATAATCCCTATCGAGCATCGGGCGTTGTCGCTGCTGTGGCAGCCGGCAGAGAAGGAACCGTTGATTGGGATACAAGTATTCACACCTCTACTGTAACAGCAGAGAGTGGTAAAGGTTATTTTGTTAATACGACAGGTGGCGGGGTAACAGTAAATTTACCAGCGGCAAGTGTGGGAGATATTGTAGGTATTAAAGATTATGCTGGAACTTTTCAAACCAATGCGTGCACTATAGCACCCAATGGTTCAGAGAACATTGGCGGTGCCAGTGCCTCTGATCCCACTTTAGAAGTTGAAGGGGAGTCAGTACTTTTAGTCTATGCAGACGCAACTCAAGGGTGGTTAGCAACTCAACAATCAGTAACAGCAAGCCCAACTGGTTCAGAAAATTTTCTTACAGCGACAGGTGGTACTCCTTGTGCAGGAGCAACTTGTGGAGATTATAAAGTTCATAAATTTACAGGACCAGGAACATTTTGTGTTTCCGAAATTGGCGATGCTGCTAATAATGTAGTATCCTATTTGGTGGTCGCAGGTGGAGGCGGAGGCGCCAGTGTTCCTAATGTTAATTCAGGAGGTCCTGGTGGAGCAGGTGGATTTAGAGAATATAAAAGTCCAGTAGACTCTTATACCGCTTCTCCTTTAGATGGTAATCCAGGTGGAACTTCAATTACAGTGACCGCAGTTCCTTATAGTATTACAGTTGGAGGAGGAGGTGCAACCTCATCATCTACTGTAGGTGTACAAGGATCAACTTCAACTTTTTCAACAATAGATTCTGCAGGTGGCGGTAGAGGTGGAGCTATGTATCCATCAAGTCCTACTGTTGTAGGTGGATCTGGTGGTTCAGGTGGAGGAACCGGAGGTGGAAGAACAGGAGACGCAGGAGGATCAGGAAATACCCCTCCAACAACTCCCCCTCAAGGACAAAATGGAGGTCCAAACGCACCCACTGGAGCAGATAATTCAAGTGGTGGAGGAGGCGGTGCAGGCGGAGCAGGTGGTGCAAGTGGTGGAACTACAGGAGGAACAGGAGGAGCGCATGTTAATACCTCAGTTTCAGGAGCCGATACAGAATATTCAGGCGGCTCTGGTGGAGCAGGTTACCCATCATGTGCAGGAACTCCAGGCGGAGGCGGAGCAGGACAGGCTCATGATTCAGGTCAGTCCGCAGCAGCTGGTACAGCAAATACTGGTGGTTCAGGTGGAGGTGCTTTCAGTGGAAACTCTGGCGGAGCAGGGGGCTCAGGAATAGTAATAATAAGATACAAATTTCAATAAAATTATGGCACATTTTGCAAAAATAAGTTTAAACTCAAAAGTTATTTCAGTATTAACTTTAGACAATAAAGATATGTTGAACGGTGATCAAAAAGAAGATGAATCCGTAGGACAACAACATTTACAATTACACAATAATTGGCCTGCCCCAATGTGGATTCAAACATCTTATAATACATTCCAAAATAAACATAATTCCGGCGATAATTCTAAAGCATTCAGAGGAAACTATGCAGGGATAGGTTATACTTGGGATGAGGATAATAACATATTTTGGCCTAAACAACCTTACGCTTCTTGGGTTAAGAATACTACAGATGCTAGATGGCAATCGCCAATAGGCGATGCTCCAGATTTAGGTGCAGAATCAGAAACTCATCATTATGAGTGGAATGAATCAAATAAATCCTGGGATAAAACAGAGCAATAGCTCCATAGACAATTTAAAAAAAATACGATAAACCATAGCTGGTGGATATGGAAAAGAAAGTATTATCAGAAATAGGACTCTATTACGGTGATGTTGAGATGCCAAAAGGTTTTGAAATAGACCGTAATAAACTTCAACTAGACATTTTAAAATCACAAATCAATAATGAAGAATTTCCTTATTCAAGGGAATGGGATAAACTTAATACCTATCTAAGAGAGCATATTAATGTCGAATATGAAATTAAATTAATTAATAAAAAAACATGGGGAAATATTTATAAACCTCAAGAAGTTTCCGTTCCTTTACTTAATATCGATCCTGTAAATTTAAGAAATTCTCCAGACTACACCTTGTTGTATGGGGTAAAGGTTAAGGATTGCAGCGTTAGAATATACTATGATGATAATAGAAGAGCAGGAAGAACTTGGGATATCCCCTTAACGGATAATAAATTTATCATGTTTCCCTCGACGCAAACGTATTGTATCACCAACACTCAAAAGGATTCACTTAACTTTATTCTAACCATTACTCATGAATTTATATAATTATTTTTGGTATTTTAAATCGGCACTGACACCACGATTCTGTGATGACGTTATTAAATATGCTTTAGCTCAAAAAGAAACGATGGCTATTACAGGTGGATATGGTAAAGGAAGAAATTTAGATAAAAAACCTTTAAGCAAAGAAGAAGTTAGAGATGTAAAATATAAAAGAGATTCGGATTTAGTCTGGCTCAACGATACTTGGATTTATAAAGAAATACATCCTTTTGTTCATGAAGCAAACAGAAGAGCTGGGTGGAATTTTGAATGGGATCGATCAGAATCGTGCCAATTTACAAAGTATAAACTTAATCAATATTACGATTGGCACTGTGATAGCGACCACAAAGTTTATGACCAACCTAAAACTCCTTCACATGGAAAGATTAGAAAACTATCTATGACCTGTCAACTCACTGATGGTTCAGAATATAGCGGAGGAGAATTAGAATTTGATTTTAGACAATACGATCCGCCCCACAGAGATGAAGCTAAACATTTAAGAAAAGCAACGGAAATATTGCCTAAAGGAAGTATCATTGTTTTTCCATCATTTGTTTGGCATAGAGTTAAACCCATAACTAAAGGAGTGAGATACTCACTTGTCTTATGGCATTTAGGATATCCATTTAAATGAAATATCAAACACATAAAAAATTTTTAGATAAAGATCTTTTCGATAAGATTAAAAACATAATTATGAATAAAGATTTTCCGTGGAGAAGAAGGGAGCGTATGACCCCTACTGATAAAATGTATTTTACTTATTGTTTTTATAACTACATGGCTCCCCAGTCCGAATTTTACACCCCCTACATTATTCCTATTTTAAAAAAATTACATGCAGAGGCCCCTATACAGATTAGAGCTAATATGTCTATCAGTGCGTTATTTAAAACATCTGGATGGCACACTGATTATGATTTCAAGTGCAAAACTGCTATTCTATATTTAAACGATTGTGACGGCGGAACTGAATTAAAGATTAATAATAAAACTACATTTATAAAAGCTGATGCTAATAAAATGTTGGTTTTTGACACAGACGTTGTACACAGAGCCATTACTTCTAAAAAAGAACCAATACGATACGTTATAAATTTTAATTACTTCACAAACGGTGACGAATGTATATAAACGAATATTTTAAAACTCCTATATGGTCAGAAGAAAAACCTGAATTTGTTAAGTCCTTGAACAAAGCCAGTGACAAATATATTAAAGAAGCCAGAAAAAGAGATAAAAAAAATATTAGAATTAACAAAGATTTTGGCACCACCCACCATTCAACACCGTTAGTCAAGGATAACGATTTTATAGATCTAAGAAATTATGTTGGTCAAAAGTCTTGGGAATTTTTAGACCATCATGGCTATGATATGAAACAATATCAAACTATATTTTCTGAGATGTGGGTACAGGAATTTTCTAAAAAAGGTGGAGGCCATCATTCAGCGCATATCCATTGGAATCAGCATGTATCAGGATTTTATTTTTTAAAATGTAGTGAAAAAACTTCTTATCCTATTTTCCATGATCCAAGAACAGGTGCACGAACTACTAAATTAAAAATGAAACCAGAATTAAAAGGCATCTTTAATGGCACAGAGCTAGTTAATTTTAGACCTAAGCCTGGAACCTTAATTATATTTCCAGGATATATGGAACATGAATACGCAGTAGATCATGGCAAAGCACCCTTTAGATTTATCCATTGGAACATCACGGCTATCCCTAAAGAGATGGCGAGAAATGTTTAAGAAAGATAAATATGTAATTATTCGTCAAGCTATCTCCAAAGAGTTAGCTGTCTTTATAGCCAATTATTTTTCTATTAAAAAACAGGTTTATGATACGTGTAGAAAAACTAGATACATTTCTCCTTATGAAACATTATTAGGGGAATATGAAGGAGCGGATGGTCAGATTCCCCATACCTATTCTCATTACTCGGACATCGCCATGGAAACTTTAATGTTGAAGTGTCAACCCATTATGGAAAAGACTACGGGATTAAAATTGAATCCGGCTTATACTTTTGCCAGGATATATAAACATGGGGATGTTCTTAAAAGACACAAAGATCGATTTAGTTGTGAGATATCCACCACCATGAATCTTGGAGGAGATCCCTGGCCAATCTATCTAGAGCCTTCTGGAAAAGAAGGACTCAAAGGTATAAAGGTAGATTTAAAACCAGGAGATATGCTGGTTTATCGTGGCTGTGAACTAGAGCATTGGAGAAATAAATTTAAAGGTAAAGAATGCATTCAAGTCTTTTTACATTATAATGATCGCAAGACATCAGGAGCTAAAGAGAACCTCTTTGACAAGCGTCTTCATGTAGGACTTCCAGGCTGGTTTAAAAACTTTAAGTTGCCTCCTCTTAAGAAATAAAATATAATTAAAGCTGGTGTGGGGGATCTTTCCACCACAAAGGTCTTCTACGCCTACTTATAATCGTGTTGATATCCCCCCTAATCTAGTATAATTGTAATATTAAAGACCCAAAATTTTTTGGACTCATTTTTATTAGGGTCCCAGAATTTATAGGATAAACGGAATTTTCTATGTTACAAAAAGTAAGCTTTTTACCAGGATTTAATAAACAAGTGACTCCGACCGGTGCCGAAGGGCAGTGGACAGGAGGAGATAACGTACGTTTTCGATATGGGACGCCTGAAAAAATAGGAGGCTGGGACCAGTTAGGCGAAGATAAACTGACGGGAGCCGGTCGAGCCTTACACCATTGGGACGATAACGCAGGAGTTAAATATGCTGCGATTGGTACCAACCGAATTTTATATGTTTATTCAGGAGGTCAGTTCTATGATATCCACCCTATTCGAACCAGCATTGCAGGCTGTGACTTCACGAGCACCTCTTCTTCAACAACTGTAACCATAACCTTTCCAAGTCCTCACGGTCTAATCGATGATGATATTGTTTTAATGGATGGCGTTAGCGGAGTGACGGCTGTTGGTTCCACTTATACTGATGCTTCTTTTGAAGATATAAAATTTATGGTCACGTCTGCGCCGACCTCTACCACAATTGAAGTGACAATGGCGAGTACTGAATCAGGAACCCCTTTAAGCAATTCAGGATCAGCTACAGGATTATGTTATTACAGTGTAGGACCTTCTCAACAATTAGGGGGGTATGGTTTTGGAACAGGAACTTGGTCAGGAAGTGCATCCGGAGCGGCAACCACAACTCTCGTGTCAACTATTGCAGCCGATGCTGGTGTAACCAGTGTTACTTTAACAGACTCATCCGCTTTTCCAACGTCAGGAGAAATTAGAATAGGCACAGAGGATATTTCTTTTACCGCTAACGATACAGCTACAGGAATTTTAAGTGGAGGAGCCCGTGCACAAAATGGAACTACTTTAGCGGAACATACAGCCGGTGCCACGATAACGAATATCTCAGACTACGTTGGCTGGGGCGAAGCGTCATCAGCCGACTATACTATTGATCCGGGTTTATGGGTTCTCGATAACTATGGAACTAAACTCATTGCATTAATTTATAATGCTCAATGTTTTGAATGGGATGCAGCAGCAGCTAACCCTACAGAAAATCGAGCAACGATTATTAGCGGAGCCCCTACGGCTTCGAGACATATGATTGTCTCTCCCGTTGACCGTCACTTAATTTTCTTGGGAACCGAAACAACAATTGGTGATTCAACAACTCAAGACGATATGTTTATAAGGTTCTCTGATCAAGAAAGTACAAGCGATTATGCCCCTACTGCAACGAACACCGCGGGCACGCAAAGACTGGCCCAGGGTTCTAGAATCATGGGAGCGGTTCGAGGTCGGGACACCATGTATATTTGGACCGATACAGCCATCTTTCTAATGCGTTTTGTTGGTCAGCCCTTTACCTTTTCTTTTGAACACGCGGGAACGAACTGTGGACTCATTGGAAAGAACGCCTGCATGGAAGTGGATGGGACTGCTTTCTGGATGTCTGAAAATGGTTTCTTTAGCTATTCAGGTCAACTTCAATCAATGCCATGTTTAGTTGAAGATCATGTGTTTGAGGGTTTAAATTTCACCCCTCGAGATTTAATTAACGCCGGACTCAATAATCTTTTTGGAGAAGTCAGCTGGTATTATTGTAGTTCAGGTTCGGAGGTGGTGGATCGAGTCGTGACTTATAATTATTTAGAGTCCGTGATGCTCAAAAAACCGATCTGGTATACTGGAACGTTGGCACGAACGGCCTGGGCAGACTCTTCTGTCTTTGAAAAACCTCATGCCTGTTATTATACGACAGCGGATAATGCCTCCTATGATGTGGTGGGCAATACGGACGGCACTACCATTTATTATGAACAGGAAACAGGGACCGATCAAGTGAATGCCGGAGGATCGATCACTGCAATCACCGCCAGTGTTCTTTCAGGAGACTTTGATATTACACAGAAACGAGCGGCCCAGGGACAGCTTTTAGGAGCGCCTGATCTACGGGGGGACGGAGAATACCTTATGAAGATCAAAAGATTTTTACCGGACTTTATTAGTCAGACGGGAGATACCAAGATTACTTTATTTTTAAGAAATTATCCCAATAGTAGCTCTGCCAGTTCTTCCTTAGGACCCTTTACAATCACCAGTTCCACTGATAAAGTTGACACGCGCGCACGGGCGAGAGCCATTGCGCTTCAAATAGAAAACACGGGTTCCAAAGACGGGTCCTATGAGGCCCAGAACTGGAAGCTCGGAACATTTAGACTGGACATACAACCGGATGGAAGAAGATAATGGCATATACTGGAATAGATAAAGAGATTTACGATTCAGGAACTCATTTTAGACCCCTGCAAGAATATACACAACAGCAATGGACTCCTCCCGCAATCATGGGACAAAATACAAATGCAGGAATTACTAACACACAAGCAGCTGGATCTTACATGGGCTATCCTAGTTATGAAGCATGGTTATTAGCACAAGGTGGTGGTGGAAATGGTGGGGGAAATGATCCTGTAGATAATATAAATAGAGGAGGCATTAATCAAAATTTAGGCCCAACCAATATAACTGATTATGAATCCGAAGCTTACGGTGTAGGTCCTACATGGGGAGGAACCTGGGCTAGGGCACAAGATTTCTATTCTCAACTTCCTACCCCAACTAATCTTTTAAGAAGAGGCTGGAAGGGAATTCAGAAATGGAGAGGGGACAGAAAGATTGCAGAAGAAAAAAGAGTAGCAGATGAAATAGCAGCGCATAATAAAGCAGCTGCTGATGCAGCTATGGCTAGCCAAGTACAACAAAATATACAAACTTATGGAAGTGGAAATAGACCTAATATAGGAATGAATGAACCTGGTGGAGGGACAGGACAATCACCTACAGGAGGTGACGTAGAAGGAACTCCTTTTGCTCAAGGCGGAAGGATTGGTTACCGAACAGCAGGACCTGTTTTTGGCCACGACGAACCTAGCGAACCTATCTTAGACTTTATGCAAGATCAAAATATTCCTTTTAGTGAGCAGGTAGAAGGCGAAGAAGGCATTCTAGAACACCTGGTTGCTAAATATATAGAAGCAGGATTCCCTCCTGACCAAGCTGAAGAAATGGCGATGC